CGCGTTTCATGCCGGTCACACCCTGTCGGGGGCGGAGGATGAGGAGACACTAAGAAATCCGGAAAAATGGCCAGAGTTAGATTCTGATCAAATAGAAAAAGCTGCGGTTGCCTGGAGGGCCGCCATAGCCGATTCTTTTGAGTCTTATCTCAATAATCCAGAAAACCAAGCCAAGATCTCTGCCTTTTCAAGGTATAGTGGTGTAAGCTTTAAAACAGGTAAAACCGCATTTGACTTTCCGGAGATATATGCCAACATCGGTGCATTAGCAGTAGGGGAGAAGGAAAATGTCTGATAACATTCAGATCACAGTAGAAGATCTGCTTAGGAAGATCGGGGCGATGGTCGTTCAGGGCGACATCTATCAGTCGCAGATCGCTGCGCTGCAGGCAAAGATTGCCGAGATTGATGCGGAGCTCGCTAAGTTTAAAGATCAAGAAAAGAAATAATGCCAGTCTACGAGTACTTTTGCGACAAATGCGAAAAAAAAGTAGAAATTATGCACGCAATGTCCGACGAAAGCAAGAAAATACATAAAGAGTGCGGAAAAGAACTGAATAAAGTTTTTTCTGCGTCAAACATTTTTTATAAGGGCGACGGCTGGGCGCGCAGAGGTTAAATGACTTGCGCTTGAAGTAGGCGCATAATATAGTGCAACACATCAATGCATCCACACAACATGAGGTGCCGATGTGACTGCGAACAACGTTCAGCAAATTCTTGACCGCCTCGACAAGATCGAGGAGGAGCTTTCTGCCATGCGCGTTGAAATGGCAGAAACGCGTGGCGCGTATCGACTTGCCAAATTTGTCATTGGCATTCTTGGCCTTACTGGCGTCAGTGGGATTGTAGCCTGGCTTTCCGGACAGGGAAAATGACCCAGAAGCGGTTTGTAGCTGCTGCAATCATATGGCTGATTGTAAGCGCTTTATTCTTTGGATACGTCACATCTCCTGTTTATGCCCTTGACGATACCGATCAATGGGATCAGCAGGTAGACGCAAACGGAACCATAATCCTTACCGACGGAACGATTGTCATTGATGGTAGTAATAACGTGCTGCCGGGCCAGCCGTGGGTAAACACCGTGACTGGAATCACAACGAACTCATCCCTCGGCGAGACGGTGTCTTTCTCTTGGTCTTTTATCACAACCGACAATGCGTACTTTGACCGCCCGCAGGTTTTGCTTGCAGATATTTGGACCGATCTTGCCAACAATACGAAAAGCGCCAGCGGGACTGTTGAGGTCTACGTGACGGCTGGCGGGGCCTTTGGGTTCCGTGTTCTTTCACTTGATTCATGCTGTGGCGTTGGCACGCTGACAATCACAAACACATCTTGGGTCGTTGGTCCGCCATCAAGCCCAGAGCCAACCCCAACCCCGGAGCCAACCACAGAGCCAACTCCTGAGCCAACCCCTGAACCAACCCCAGAACCAACTCCAGAGCCCACGCCAGAGCCAACCCCTTCTCCTACCCCAGAACCGCCATCACCAAGCCCTAGCGTGCCTCCTACCCCCACGCCAGAGCCTTCTGTAGAGCCATCTCCGACCCCATTGCCAACACCAAACCCAACGCCAAGCCCAAATCCAACAGAGCCGCCACCATACCCGGTCGCGTCTCCAAGCCCAGAGCCGACTGTAGAGCCGACTCCAAGCCCAGAGGTGACAAATGAACCAACACCAGACCCGACTTCCGAGCCCGAGCCGACGCCCGAAGGAACCGTGGAGCCAAGTGCTTCGCCGGAACCTGCCCCTTCTGTTGATCCCACTCCTGTTCCTTCTCCTGAGCCGTCACAGCCCGCTTTGCCAGGTGTAGAGGAAATTGGCGCAGCGGTGGAGGCTGTTAGCGAAGCGGTTGGAGAAGTGGCCGCAGCCGTTGGCGAAGCGGTTGGAGAAGTGGCCGCAGCCGTTGGCGAAGTGTTTGATGCAACCGTTGGTCAGGCCGCAGAGGCAATTGGCGAAGCGGTTGGCGAGGCGCTTGCGCCGGTAGCAAATCTTGGAAAGGATATTTCGGAAACGGAGCGAAAAGAGGCTGCTCCGACAATTATTGCTGCGGTGGTTATCACCCAGGTAGCACAGTCAGCCGTGGCGGCTGCTGCTACTGCTGCAAATCGACCACGGGGGAGAATCGGTAAATGATTGACTTTATAAAGAAGCACAAGGACACGCTAATTTCAGCTGCAAACGATATCATTAGCCAGGCGTGGACTATTTTTGGCCTTCTTATTGGCTGGATTGTCCTTCCGGATGGTGAAACCAGAAACTTTGTTGGCAATGTCCTTGGTTGGTTGACACTTATTTGGTTTGTCACCATCCCGCTTCGGCTTCGCGGATAGCTCGCCCCGTAGAACATAAATACTTGACCATGGTGATATGATGTCACCATGGATGAAGTTACTAAGCGTGGAAGACCAAAGACCGATCCGTATGTTCGGTTTCTTCGCTATGTTCAAAAAGTAGAATCGGGCTGCTGGGAGTGGACTGGCGCTCTTGACCCGTCTGGGTATGGTGCCTTCAAGGACGACAAGGGCCGAAAGATCAACGCCCATAAGTGGCATCATGAGTCCCAGCGCGGAGAGGTCCCAAAGGGCCTTCAGATCGACCACTTGTGCAGAAATAGAAAATGTGTCAACTTGGAACACCTTGAGGTTGTTACCCCAAGGATGAACACCCGCCGCGGCGATGCTGGAAAACTACGCAATACTCACTGCAAGCACGGACACGAGTATTCCTGGGAGAACACTTACTGGAGAAAGAACGGCGACCGAGAGTGCCGAACTTGCAAGTACTACGGCGGCAGGATGGACCCAGTGGTAAATTTGACACCTCAGGGATGATTGGCTAGGCTCCTTACAGAAAGGAGTCCAAATGAAGGACACAACATTCTGGAGACGGTTGGCGGTAGATGGTCCAACCAGGGAATTCCAACTAAAGCTTGAGGGTGAGTCAAAAGACTTGAACCTTAAGGAATTTACTGAGAAGTGGTCAAAAATTCTTGGGTATAGCGAGTCGTCGATTGCCCACTGGACCGCCGGAACAAGAACAATCCCAGAGAAGGCGATCCAGGCCGCTGGGATTGAAACGGTTGGCATTGAAAAGAAGAGCACCCTTGCGGCGGCAGAGGGACCTGCCGCAATAGGGATGAAGGAACGCCAAAAGGTTATCAACAAAATGTGTGCTGGATGTGCTCTTGGAGACCGATTCTGCAGGATTAGTGACTGCCCATTGCGACCGTTTAGCCCGCTTCCGTTGCATCCAAAATCAATCACAATGGGGTGGGACGAATCCGAGCACAATCACGATGAGGAAACAGCGTAGAACGAGCCCCCCTTGTACCTTCTGTCAGATAGCGTACTATCCTCTTTGTGAACGGAATCTACGAAACGCTGTTTAGCAAGCTTGGTGGCGACGCAACTTTGCAGTCGCTGCTCGGCGGCACCAGCGGCGATAAGAAGATTTACCCGATCACCGCAACAGTTCGAACTGCCTTGCCAGCCGTGAAGATCTCGGTGGAAGGCGGGGAAACCGAAGTCGGCTTTAGTATCAATAAGCCGAGCGTAGAGGTAATGGTGGTTTCGACTGCCGGAGCCACTGAGCTTGGCCAGATATCAAACCGAATCGATACCCTGCTAAACATTCAGAGCTTTGCCGGATCGGGGATTAAGGTCCATCTCGTTAAGAAAGTTGCCGAGCGAGATGAGTATGATGAGGCGACATTGGAGTATCGAAGGCGCCTTCGGTACAACATGATAGTTAGATGAGGAGTAACGCAGCATGCTGACACTAGGATCAGGTACACTTTCGGTTGCGCCTTGGGTTTCCGGGGCCAATCCCGCGGACCTTCCTACGACCTATGCGACGCTCTACACCATCGGCGAAGTCGGTGGCGATGTTGAGTTCCGCGTGGAGTTCCAGGAAGCAGAGTTCCGCGGCCAGTCGAATTTCGTGATTGCACGTGGCTACTACGGTGGCAACGTCACGGCGTCGGCTCGTTCGGTTGAGATTAACTTTGAGAATCTTGCTCGGTTCTTTACCGCAGCCAAGACGACGCTTTCAACCGGCACGAACGGCATCACCGGCACTCACAACGTCTTTACGACGGAATACGACGACAAGCCATCAGCGATGTATGTGAAGTTCACCCACACGCGAACCGATGACCCAAACAAGAAGGTGATTGTTCACCTCTTCAAGGCGTTCTCGACCGCTCTGAACTTCCCATTCATGCGTGAGGCCATTTCAACGATGGACATTGACTTCAATGCCATTGTTGACACGACCCTCACCGCTGGCGATCAGATCATCCGCGTGGAGATCGAGAGCTAATCCGCCTTCTTTAGGCGTAATAGAACCCCTGGGGCTTGCCCCCAGGGGTTTTATGTTTTATAAATATCTATAGCGCTGGTTGCGCTATGATATCCACGCGGCGACTTGCCGTGATTGGAAAGATAGGAGAGAACAGTGGCAAACCTAGTAGAAATAAGCCCAAAGAAGGCACTTAGCCTTAACGACCTGGCGGATCTCGAAGAGAGATACGGGGCAATTGACCAGATCGACTTTAACAAGTTTACCGTTCTCCGCTACGTCCTTTGGTTGGCGATTCGAAAGAATGAGCCAGAAGTTGATGAGCGAGAAGTCGGCGAGCGATTTGACATCAGAAGCATGCAGGAGACCGTGACCAAGGTTCTCCGCGACAGCGGACTTCTCCCAGAAGAGCCCACCGATGGTGAGCAAGTGGGAAAAGCACCAAGTCGGGCGTAGGTTGGTCAGATATCGATTGGGGTGTGATTATGGGATCGTACGCTGACGCATTTGGCTATACGCCGAGTGACTTCATGCGTATGACCCTTCCCCAGATCGCCTCATTCAGCAGATACATGGAAGAGCGCGACAAGAAGTTCAAGTCAAAGACCGACGACAGAGCGGCTGGCGGCAAGAGAATCCTCAGCGCGCCCGACAAGGAATCATCCATTGACGCTCTTGTTATGCAGTTTGGATCTCCAGAAGCCAAGCAATCGCTAGTTCGAGACCGAATTGAGAAAATGCGCAATAGGGCGGCGGAGAGAGATAAGTAAATGCCTGACAAAGACTACGATGCTTTTTTTGGCGCTGATGATGTAGGCACAAACTATAAGGCATCAGCTAATCTTCGCGAAGAAGGCTACGTAGAGCAGCTTATAACCACCCTAAACTACGGCAATAGACTCTCGGATGACGATGAGATAGACGTTGCGTCTGCGTTTAATATGATGAGGCCGGTAGACGCCGAACGCCTTGCGCACAGAATTTTGCTTGGCGACAAGTCAGCACTTGTTAGCTCAATTCCTGCAGTACAAGATGGACTCAATACCGTTAGGCGAGTGTCTGAGGCAATGGGCCCAAGCTGGGATCAGGAAAGAAAAATTACCCTTGAGGCAGTTCGCAGTTCTATTAATGAAAAGATATCAAAGCAAAACAAAGCATCTGGAAAATCAAAAGATCCGTATGTAGATCAGATCACTAAGCGAATTGGTAAAAGGGTTGCAGAAAGAAAACTTTCTACAAAAAACCCTCAGCAGATTCTTGACGCGCTCTATCGAGAGCTCGCATCTACCAGTGGCCTGAATCCGTATCAAAGATACAAGCTTCTTGGCGCCGTTGGCAGGGGCCCTCTCGGAAAAGCAGACGCAAAGTCAAGGGGCTTTAACTCCGCAATGCTTGATCTTGTTAAGAAAAACGGAGTTCAGGGAGTAAGGGCGGCTGCATCGATACTCTCCCTTCTCGGGGGCAAGGGCATGGAAGGTTTGAGGTTTGATAAAAAGGGAAATCCAACAAACCTTAGATCTCTTATTCAAGGAACCGGAAAAGATGTTTCGATTCCTGGATCTGTTCAAGGACTCATCAAGGATGACTTGACGGTTATTTCAAGAGAGGCTGCCAGGCTGATGGCTGCCGACAGAAGGATGACTGCAGAAAAGGCCCTTTCTCAAGCGCTTCAAAATATTCGCGAAGGGAAGGCCCTTACCGTAAAAAGGCAAGTCACCGTAAAGGCAACCGGCAAGAGGGTAATGGTTGGTGGCGATGCAAGAAAAAAGAGACAGATGTGGATCAGCGGGAAGGCCCCGATTAGCATTCCGGATACGGCAAACGGAATAAGGCAATTTGAGGATGCGCTTTCTAGGGGCCTTAGCGACAGGTCCGGTTTTGCGTCTGCGTTTGTTTCTGCAATTGCGTCCTCTAAGTCCACAGCGTCAAACATACGATCCCTTGCAAAGCAGCGACAAGCAGCTGCAAGGCAGAAAATTGCAAGAAAAGAAACATCGGCAAAAAGGGTATCTGCGGCAACTTCAAGGATTAAGGACCCATTTGCAGCTCTTGCTAATTTTCAGGATTTTGAAGGGGCTGTTCACAAAAGCCCGATAAGGGCCTACGCGGCAATCAGAAAAGACCTTGACTACTATAAGCGACTGCTTTCTCAGAACGGACCAGATTTTTTCAACAGCTTTGAGGGGCAGGCGATAGTTGGAAGGGTTCAAGGTCACCTTTCGCTTCTTAGGGCACTTAGCGATTCATTTAGATCAAAAGAATACAGGAACCTCACAAGCAAGGAGCGAGGGGCCGCATGGTTTGCGACGGGGGACCCGGATCTTAAACGAGCAGTAACGCTCGTAAAGGAAAGAAGAAAGAATCTCAGTCAGGACGATAAGAATCTCCTGTTCACCGTAGCGTCTCTTGCTGGCACCTCAAAGACCAGGGGCTTGATGCCAATGGTTCAAATGGCAGAAGACATTGCAAGCGGAAAGCTGCAATTCAGAACGCCAAGAGAAAAGATGACTACAGAGCAGTTGATTCAAAGAGACGCCCCAAAGTTCAGGGCTGGTCTAAAGAAATACAACGAAAGAACAAGCAAACTCTTTGAAGCGATTAAAAAGGGAAAGTTTGACGAAAAGATTGTTAACCATCTTGGATCTGAAGAGACCCCTCTTAATGTTTCTGAATACGATTTTATCATTCAGCGCTCCGGTGGAAGATTTGCTGGAAAAGTAAGAAATCAATTCCTCAGGGGAGATAAAAACGCAACCTCACGCAGGAAGATACTTGAAGAGGCCGCTGGCAAGCTTGTTGACAACTACAAGAAAGCCATTGCAACGGCAACTTCATCTCCTGGAATTCAGTCAACAGAAGCTGCGAGGGCGGCCGGTCTTGAGTTGACAAGGGTTTTGCCGTCGCTCCATAGGGCATATTTGACGCTAGGCGGCGAGGATGGGGTAATACTTACGGGCAGATCTTCAAGGGAAATAAGGTCTAGCGCAATTGCCAAGCCTGCGGTGATAGTTAAGCAGTCTGGAAGCTTCCTTGCAAACAGTCCTGCCTTTATGGGCACATTCCTTTCGAGGTTTATGCCAAAAGTTGCAGAAGAAAGATACTCAACAAGCATCATCGGGCCAAATCCTGAATTTGCAAAGTACAAAAAAGAAATCCTGGACCCGATGAGAAAAAAGCGCGGGATTGCAGATCTAGAAAAAGAAGAGAAAAGACTCGGTAAAATCAGCGAAACCCTTAAAAGAAGGCTTGCGCTTGTTGAAAGAAGACCAGCAGGAACAGAGAGCGCAAGAAAAAAGAAGGAAGAGGAAATCGCGCTCATTTCAAAAGAGTCAGAGCAGCACAGAGAAAAAGTCAAAGCCCTTCTTCGTAAAATTGAAAAAACAGGATATTTTGCAGCACAAAAAAATGCCCCTCCGGCATTTCTTACTGAACGAATTCCTTCTTCTAAGCCAACTGTAAAAGGCACGTTTGCAAGACTTGCTGTTCTTCTTTCGGGTGAGGGGGCAAAATATGGTCTATACGGAACAAGGGAAGGAAAGCAGTTCCAGAGAATGCAAGCGCAGGGTGATGTCTCTGTCGCAACAGGAGCCGCAAACCAGGCCCTACAGCAGCTTGCTGCCGACATTGCTGCAAACATAAGCCCAGCTGCAAGAAAGGAAATAGCAAAGCAAGAGCGAGCAGATGCAAGGGCGGCAAAGAAGGCTGAGGCTACCGCTGCTGCCGTCGATCAGTCCGCTGCCGCAATTGCAACAGCCGCAGGCGAGTCTGTTGTTAAAGAGGCTAAGAAGGGCAGAGCTGCCACCGGAACAAGAGCGGCTGCTGCAACTAGGGCGGCGCAAGAGGCTGCAGTTCCAGCCATTGCTGCTGGCGGTGCTGGCGGCGGCGGTGGCGGGCGAAGAGGGAGAAGGACTGCCGTAGCCCCCGGCGGACAGCCTGCTGGCGTTCCGCCAATTGGTGGTAAAAACGTATCGTCAATGAACAAGAACGCCGCTGCGATGGCGCAGCTATTTGGCGCACTTTCTACAATTGCACCGGTATCCCCTAAGAAGCTGAGCGATCTAAGGGCGACAATCCGCGGACTTGCCGAAATGATGGCAGAGCTCCGTGGTATTTCCGGTGGAAAGATTACAACCAAGGGACTCGCTGCGGCCCTTGGAAGGCAGGCGGCAGTGGCCACGCCAATAATGGCAGCTGGGGCTGGCGGTGCGGGTGTTGGTAGGGGGGCCACGGGAACTGGCGGTGGAGGTGGAGGCGGCGGAGGCAGTGGAAGATTCCTACCAGGATTTATGCCTGTTGGCGGACAAGAGATTAGGAATGCAGAAAAAGATGCCGCACGCGGTATTGAGCGACAATCTGGAATTCTTGGAAGATTTGTTGATCAGATAAAATTCGGATTTAGCCAACAGATAGTTGGTCAGATCAGCCAGGGCGTTGGTGCGCTCCTGTCGCACCTCCAGGGCGGAATTATTGGATTCAATGCACAGCTCGAAAACTCTGCGGTTGCATTCCAGACACTGTTTGAAAACGAGCAGAAGGCAATGGGAGCAACGAATGTTGATATTACCAAGGCATCAGATCAGGCAGATACACTTGTAAAGTCTATTCAGCAGTTTGCAAACGTAACGCCGTTCAGATTCCCTGAACTTGTTGAATCAGCAAGAAGGATGCGCGCGTTCGGTTTCGAAACAAAAGAAATCATGCCAAACCTTCAAATTATTGGTGACGCTGTTGCGGCGCTTGGCGGAGAAGACGACAAGCTAAACCGAATCACTTATGCACTTGGGCAGATGAAGCAATCTGGTCGCGTATACCAAAACGACATGATGCAGCTGGCAAACGCAGGTATTGCTGGATACGAGCTCCTCTCAAAGGCCGTCATGAAACAGATGGTCCAACAGGGAGAGGCAACAATAAGCTACTATGACTCCGTAAAAAAGCGAACCGTAACCATCACTAAAGAGATGCTCACCTCAACAGACAGGGACGCAAAGCTTGCAGCAGAATCTGCCCTTAATGCGCAGGTCAACAGGTTTGTAAAGCTTGGCAAGGAGGGCGCAAAACAGCAATACGGAATTTCCATGCAAGCGGCAAAGGGCGCTAAGGGAATTTCCAAGGAAACCGTAGATCTTATTTTGAATCAGGGACCGGTTCAGGCAATGCGAGTACTTTCAAAGCGAGGAAAAATTGAAGGAGCCGCAGCTGCAAGAAAGATCCTTGAGGAGATGTCGCTTGTCTTCGGCGGAGGAATGGAGAAGCTATCAAGGACATTCCAGGGAGCACTTTCTACACTTCAGGACACAAGCCAGTACATGGTTGCGGTCGTTACAAAGCCAATATATGACGGACTTAGAGATGTCATGTATGACATCGGCCTTGTATTCCAGTCAAGGGCCGCAAGAACAGCAACTGAAAAATTTGCCTCACAGTTCAGTGGAATGCTTGATGAAATTGCCCCAACCCTTCAGGCAACAGTTCAAATATTCCAGAAGTTTGGGGAAGGGGTTATCAGGCTTTTCACCGCACTCGGGCAAGGCGGAGGATCTGGCGTATTTGCAGTAATCGGAGACGGAATAAGGGCGATATCCGAGCTGATGAGGATAGACTTTGTCAGGGCCGCCGCGGTTGCGGCGCTTGCAATGAGGGGAATTGCCCTGGCGTTCAACACAAACCCAATTCTTCTTGGCATAACAGCCGTGATCGCTGCATTCGGCGTGCTCTCAAAGGAATATGCTCAAAACAGCGCGTTCAGAGGGATAGTTGACGACTTTGCGGTTCCAATGCAGAGGCTTGTTCGCGAAGTTCAGTCCAAGCTTGTTCCTGCCCTTCAATCCCTTGCGTCAGGTGCTGGCGGTGCGTTCTTCGCTGAGCTGATCACTGGAATTACGCTTGTAATGCCGCTAATAAGCGTATTTATACGGCTGCTGAACATCTTCCTTGAGCTCCTTACAAGTATACCATTTGCAGTAGAGGCAATTGGGGCTTCT